AAAAATGTTCACAATATTATTGTGTGGGCTTTCACTCCATTAAATTGTATAAAATATGCAGGATGGGGTCCAATTAATAATAGAAATTGTAAAAATTCAAATTATACAGCCACAGAATGTGATCCTGATTGGTCTAGTGTAAGAGATCTTATTCGTGCATCACCAGTTAGGCAATATAATCAAAATTTACAACCAAAAGATAATACTCCAATATGTATATCTCGAATAAATAATAGTAATAATGTTAATAATAATTCAAATAATATAAATAGTAATTGTAATTCACAAAATAAAATAACCCCTCCAAATGATGACTGGGATTATGCACATTTTTTTAGTGGTGGTGTTATAATGGAAAATAATAATTACAAAAATACAGCTTTTACTCTAAATGATATTAATAAAAACTTTTCTCATAGATTATATGATAAAGATAAAAAAGAGATTTTTGGTACATCTACAGATCCAAGTTGTGGTCATGATGATTTAAAAGCTTGGAAAAATGTAGGAATTGTAAATAAAGATGGTAAATATAATAATAAGACTGAATGGATGTATACAAAAGGATATGAAAATTACCTAAACTGGATAAATGATAATGATAAAAATCCAAATAACTATCAAGTTTGTAATACTGATAAAGGAACTGCAGGTATAGCTTTTGTTTCTCCACAAGAGAATCCACAAGAGAATGGAAAAGTAGCTACAATATATCAAAAAGATAGAAATTATGGTAATTGGAAATGTAATATTCCTGATCCTGATCCTGTATCAGAAAAGCTTAGAATTAATACAAATTCATGTTTTACTTTAAATTCAGATAATTTAGTTCAAAATTTATGTAGTGCTGCATCAGGTAAAGAAATGGTAGAAGATCCTGAAAATAATCAAAATTTAAAATTCGATAAAAGACTTGAAGAAATTGATGATACAAATCCAAATATAAAAGAAAGTAGATTTTTAAAAATGAATAAATTAATGCTAGAATTAACACAGCTAATAATTTTAGCAAGAGAAGAGATAAATAAAGAGTATTTAGAAAATTTAAATGGAAAAATAGCAATTAAAAAAAAATCATTTACAGAACTTGATGATGGTTCATTTAGTTCATTATGGCCTTCTGATATAAATCCTAGTAATGATTATATTGTTTTAGCATCTGGTCATGGCTTAGGAGATGGTGGTTGTGGAGGATTATGGTATGTAACACATCCCGAAAGTAGAAATACAGTTTTACAAGTTTCGGTTGGAACAAGATCTTTTAGTGGAGAATTAACAGATACAATATTAGGGGATAGTAGTGGAAGTCAAAGTTATCTTGGAAATAATGGATGTCCTAATCATCAACCATTATTTAAACCTGTTGAAATGGAAAAAATGTACAAATTTATCAAAAGTCTTAATGAAAAATTATTAAATCCATAATACTATACAGGTACAGATTTATAAGAATGTCTATTTGGTATATGTAGATAATTATATAATTCATCAGCTAATTCAACAGAGTATTTAGATGCAAAAATATGCCAAAGTGGGTGACCAATAAATGCAATAAATAAAGGTAAATATTCACACATATCTTCAGTAAATTGTCTTATAGATGCTATTAGAAAAAATTTTAATAATATTTTTAGACTAAATACTCTTTTTGATACAAGATATAATCCTGATATAGCAGTATGTAGAGTAAAAAAAACAACAAACAATACAGATGATATATGAAATATTTTTAATAATATTATAATTATAGATGTTGATAAATTTAAATTTTGTACATGAATATCTTTACTTGCCATATGTACAACAAGACCGGCATAAATCATCATTGGTAATTCATCAAATAATGATGTAAAGTATGTTTTTTTATAATGATATAAAGCAGACCCAACTGATGTCAAAATTAAAACTTTTTCTAATATATAATTTCTTCCTTTAATTTTTTTTAATATTGATTTTACAGGATAATAAAGCATTAATAACGAACTAGATACATTAAAAATTTCAGTATTATTATGGTAATTAAGATTTGACCATAATTTAGATTCACAAAATTGATGATATAACATACCTTGATCAAATATAAGAGTTAATATACTTATTAATGATGTAAATATAAATAAATTATACATAATTATTAGTATATAATTCATATTTATTTAACTAGTTGTACATTATTAATAAATTAATGTTTTTGTTTAATAAATTTTATACAAAAAAAGAGAATAATAATATTAGAAAATTAAATCTCAAAATTGATATACCTGATAATAAATCTTTGACATTACAGAAAAAAGAGAATAAAATTGTAAACTTGAGCAGTTTTTTTAATAAAAAAAAAAAATTACCTAAATCAGGTTGGATGTTTGATTGTATAAAATGTAGATCTATTACATCTAAATCTATAATTGTTGATGATTTGTATGAGATTCATCTTTGTAATTCTTGTCATAAAAAAAATAATTATTATAAAGAATGTAATGAAGTGATCAGAGAGTACTCTAATTACATTTAAAAAAAGATAGTGGTCATCTGGTTCCCGGAAATTGGTTACAAGCGGCTTCTTAAGATGAAGGAACATCATCTGCTTCTTAAGATGAAGGAACATCATCTGCTTCTTAATTGTTGTGTTCGGTGTTATCATTTGGGATTAAATCATCACCATCTTGTGGGTAAACCCGAACAAAGCCGTCATAATAATCTTGCTCGACTATCCTCATCATCTCCTCTTCATTTTCAGGGAGAGTGTTACGAGGAACAACTGCATCGATGCAACATCTTGGGCAAATCACAGTTTGACGACCATCAGATTCTATAGCGTGCTCCCGAATGTCGGACGAGGGACCAATAAATCTGCAATAGATGCATACATATTCACCGCATTCAGCAACAGCTTCTCTGTTTCCAGTAGCGTCTTGCCAGTATCGCAGCTCTGGTTGGTGGTTGGGCATCTTTCACTAGGCAAGGTAGTTGGTGGTGTTTTTTTTCTTTGTATCAAATTAGGGAGAGGTATACTTTTATTTTTTATTAAGGAAGTGATTAACAATATAAATTTCAATTTTTTTTTTATTATTTAAAATTTAATTATATAAATAATTTATATTATTGAATGTTGAGAAGAGTTTTACAAAATAATAAAATAGGTAAACCTATTTTTAATCATGTTAAAAAACTAGTTCCAAGAATTAGTGATACTGAAATGATTGCTTTACAATCTGGAACTACATCTATTGATAGAGAAATTTTTTATGGGAATGTAAAAATGAAAAAATTTAAAAAAATAGATTCAAATACTTTTGGCAAAGAAAAATTAAATGATCTTTTAGAAAAATTTCCAGATCAATTTATATATCCAACTAGTAACCATGATAAATTATTTGAATATATGGGAAAAAATGGGTTTTTTTCATTTTTAATTCCTAAAATATATGGAGGTAATAAAACATCTGTTCAAGAACTATCAAATATTTTAACATACATTACATCAGCAAATCCATGTTTAGGTGTTACTACAATGGTTCCAAATTCTTTAGGACCTGCAGAGTTATTATTAAATTACGGTACTATAAAACAAAAAAATAAATATTTACCTAAATTGTCATCAGGAGAATGCATTCCTTGTTTTGGACTAACTGGTCCAAATAATGGATCAGATGCAACTGGACAAATAGATAGTGGAATAATTTTTAATAACAATGGTAAATTACAAATTAAGGTTAAAATTAAAAAAAGATATATTACTTTATCTCCTATTTCAAATTTAATAGGATTAGCATTTAATGTTTCAGATCCCGATAATTTATTAAATAATGTTTCTGGAATAACTGTTGCTCTTTTAGAAAAAGATCATCCTGGATTAAAACAAGATAAATATCATAATCCTCTCGATTGTGGTTTTCCGAATGGAACTTTAGAAGGAGAATTATTAATCGATATTGATGATATTATTGGAGGACAAGACCAAATTGGAAATGGTTGGAAAATGCTTATGGAATGTTTAGCAGCTGGTAGGGGTATATGTTTACCTACAACTGCAAATGCTTCATCAAAAGTATCAACATATTCAATGTATCTTTATAGCAAGCATAGAAAACAGTTTAAAATGAATATTATAGAAATGGAAGCTATACAAAATAAATTAGCTAATATGTTTTATAATACTTGGTTAATTAATGCAGGAATTTATGTTACAAATAATTTACTTGATCAGGGTGAAAAACCTGCCGTATTAAGTGCAATAATGAAAGAACAAACAACTGAAAGAGCAAGAAATGTTTTACTTGATGGAATGGATATTCATGGAGGATCAGCAATTTGTAAGGGTGAAAATAACTTGATGGAAAAATTTTATAGAAGTGTTCCAATTGGAATTACAGTTGAAGGTAGTAATACTTTAACTAAAAATTTAATTATTTTTGGACAAGGATTGAATAAAAGTCATCCATATATTTATCCTGTATTAGAATCAATTTTAAATAATAATCTGGAATCTTTTAATGATAATTTATCCGAAATAATAAATCATTCTATTAAATTATATTTTCTTGCAATAAAATCAAAATTTTTAGAAAAAGATATTTTGAAAAAACAAACTATTTATTTTGCATTTTTATCAAATTTAGTTGCTTTAAAAGGTGGAGCAATTAAGAAAGAACAAAGCTTATCAGCCGATATGGCAAGTATTTTATCTAATTTATATTTAGGTCATTGTGTTAGAATTTTTGAAGAAAACAATAAAGTTAGTCCTAAATTAAGAGATATTGTTATTAAAAAAATTACAGATGAAAATAAATTAATATTTGACCGAGTAATAAATAATTTAGATACTAGATATCTAGTTAATTTTATGTCAGAAGATATAAATCAAAATTATAATGAGAATAAATTTTTGATTATTGAAGTTAATAATAATAAAAAAATATTGGATGAACTTGAAAATAATATATATCTTGATAATTCTATCTCAGATTTAATAAAATTAGATACGATTTTTGATAGGAATAGTATAGAATATAAAAATCTTTATGATAAAATTATAAGTGTTGGAGAATATAAAATTAATCAATAATTTTTATAATATACCTATTATCTATTTTAGGATATTTTGGATATGAAATATACATATGCATTATTGAATTGTTTTTTGAATTTAAATATTTAAAATTAATTATATATCCCCTAAAAGCATTACAACAATTATTTCTATAAAATTTACCATTATCACACTCTTTATGATTTTCACCACAAAACCATTTTGAAAAACAAAAAACACGAAATTTTCTATTTAAAACAAATTTACCAAAATAAGAATTATTATGGTATAAAATAACAAAATTAAAACATTTTGTAAGAGTAAATATATTTTTATCTATTTTATATGTATCATAAATTTTATTTATTTTACAATAGTCAATAAATAGTCTATTGTTATTTTTTGAAAGAACTTTAAATTTTTGTATATCTATATATTCTAAATAATTTATTATGTTAAAATTTAGATCTCTAATTAAATTCATTAAATATTTTAATATGATATATATATAAAGTATATTATTTAAACTTTTAAATTTTCAAAATTTTAAAAAAATTGAAATATAAATAAATTATGATAATTATTTTTTTTTAGATTAAATATATCTTAATCATGAATTATAAAAAACTAGAAGAATTATATGATTCAAATGAAAGATTAAGAATTAAAAATATTTTATCAAACCCATTCAATAATTTTATAGATCCACAATTTAAAGATAGAATTGTAAAACATGATTGTATTAATTTTGAATTTATAAAAGAAATACCAAATATGAATAATTATATTGATATATCAAAACATAAAAATATAACATGGAATATAGTAAAAAATAATAAAAATTTCAAATGGGATTATAAATGGATATCATTAAATCCTAATATAACATTAGATATAGTTAAAAATAATTTACATATAAATTGGTGTTGGTACCATTTATCACAAAATAAAAATATTAAATGGAATGATATTATAAGAAATAATGAATTACCTTGGGATTGGCAAGGAGTTTCATTAAATCCAAATTTAACTATAAATAATGTTATTTATAATTTAGATAAAAAATGGGATTTTTATAATTTATTAAAAAATTCGAGCTTTAATTGGGATATGATAAAAATTTTATCTGAAAAGTTTGAACGACCAATAGATAATTATAATATTATTTATGTATCTCAGAATCCAAATATAACACTAGATATTGTTAAAAATAATAATTATAATTGGCCTTATGAATGGTTATCAGAAAATCCAAATATAACAATTGATTATATTATTGAAAATATAGATAAAAAATGGAGTTGGTATGACTTATCCAAAAATCCAAATATAAATTTTGATGATGTAAAAAAAACATTAGAATTACCATATTCAAGATTATTTAAATGGAAATGGGAAAAATTATCAAATAATCCAAATATTACATTTGATAATTACTATGAAAATCCATATTTACCTTGGTACAAAAATATTTTAGATTCTAATTCAATGCCAAAACAAAAAATATTATGGATTAATAATGAAAGATTAAAAATTATTAAAGGAAATATTATTCATAGATATTGGAGAAAATATTCTTATGATCCTAGATTTAAATTAGCTAGAAAATTAATTCTAAAAAGAGCAGGAATAGAATAATTTATTTATATAATATATAATGAGTGTAAAAAATAAAATTATAATATTATTAATATTTTTTTTGATATTATCAATATATTTTAATAATTGTAATAATGAAAAATTTATTCAAATAGCTCATGCTACAGGATTATCAAAGAATAATTTAACTTATACAAATAATCCAGAAAATATAGATTTTAACTATAATAATGGATTTAGATATTTTGAAGTTGATATAAATTTGACTAAAGATAATATCTTAGTTGCAAGTCATGAAAAAACAAATATTTTTACATATAGAGAATTAGTTGAGAATAAATCTAAAGAAAAATATGTACATAAATTTAATAAAATATTAGATAAAATTATTAAATATAAAAATATTTATATAATTTTGGATATAAAACAAAAATATAATAATAAAATAATTAAAATAATAGAAATAATAAATAAATATAGTGAATATAATAAAATATTAATATATAGTAAAATAATTTTACAAATTTATTCATTAGATGATTTTAATTTAATAAAAAAAACAAAATTTAAAAATGTATTATTTGCATATTGGAAACATAATTTAAAATTATATAAAGTTAAAAATTTACTACAAAATATATCAAATTCAGACAAAAACTTATTTGGAATATCTTTATTTAGTATTTACACAAATAGTCATCCAAAAAAAATTTTTGATTATTTAAAAAATACAAAATATAAAAATAAAATTTTTTTTCATGGGGGGTTAGGTAATAATAAAAATATTTTAAATATTGCTAAAAATAATTACAATATATTTTCATCAGGTAAGTATATAAAAATTTAGGTATAAATAAAGAAAATTGATATTGTGGAAAAAGAAAAAATTAAAATTAAGGAAAAACTTGATGAAACATTAGAAGATAAAAAAGATAAATCTAGAATTTCTGCATTATTTATAGATAAACAACAATCCAAAATAGATGCTTTAAAACAGCTATCTATAGAAAATAGTATAGATAAACACAAAATTGATAATATTAAACTATGTTTTTTAATAAAAAAATTGATAATTTAAATATCTATTAAGAATATTAGGTATTTTATTACTAAATTCTTATTATAAAATTTATATTAATTTTATAATGAATCGTGGCAAATGCATAAAAAGATGCAGACTTGTTCTAAAAAAAAATAGAATTAATACTCTAGATTATAATTCATTTAATAATATTTTACACTATATGGATCCTAAGAGTGTTTGTTATTTTATGCAATTGTCAAAAGACAACTTTACTTTAATGTCTCAATCATATATAAAATCAAAACCAATTTTAAATTTGTCCAAACTTCCTGAAAATTCAGATTTTTTCATTAATATATTTAATTTTAAAATTAAATATTTAGGAGAATTACAAGATATCCCAGAAAAGAAAAACATAAATCATCTTATTGATTTTAATCTACAAAAAATAGGAAAAAAGAAAACAAAAAAAAATTTAAAAAAATTAGAAAATGTATCAAGAATAACCCTATTTAGTAGAATAAAAAATTTAAGTATATTTTCAAATATTGATGTGGTTGATTTATCTTATGCTTACCCTAATAATATTGATCATAATACTGATCTATCATTTTTCAGAGAAATTAAAAGCTTAAATTTAGAAAATTGGCCAATTAAAGATGTTAATCAATTTTGGAAAGTTAAATATCTTAATATTTCACATAACAATATTGTCGAGAATGTTGAAAAGTTAGGAGGAGTTTATGATCTTAAATTAAGGAAATGTAGATTAATTTCTGATGTATCAAAATTAACAGGAAATACATTTTTAGATATTTCATGGAATCAAAATATAAATAATGTAGATAACTTGGGAAATACAAAATCACTAAAGATGACAGAATGCTATTTTGTTAGAGATATTAGTAATCTTGGGAATGTACCTGATTTGGATATTAGTAGATGTTTTGGAATAAGAGATATATCAAATCTTAAAAATAACAAAAGACTTATTGCATCTGGATTACATATTTCTAATATAAAAAATCAATCAAATATTGAAATATTAGATTTATCTGATTGTACAAATATTACAGAAATAAATAAATTAGAGAGGACGGTTAAAAAATTAAATATTAGTAAATGTACAAACATATCATTTTTTCAAAATCTAGATTTTTTGTCAGAAATTAATTTGGACTATTGTACACAAATTATAGATGTTAGTCCATTTAGAAATATTAAAAAAGTTTCATTAAGATATTGTATTAATCTTGAAAATGTGAATCCTTTGGAAAATGCAAAAGAAATAGATCTAACAGGTTGTAATAAAGTGAAGAATATAGATAAATTGTTAAATGTTGATATAATTAATATAAGTAGATGTACAAAAATACATGATATTAGTTGTCTTGTTAGCGTTAAAAAAATAACTATAGAGAATTGTAATATAGAAGATGTAAATTTAGGATTATTGACACTATGTAATCCAGATATTGAAATATCTTATTGTAATAAATTTTTTTGATTTAATTATTTTCTTTACAAAAAAATAGTATATTTTAGCCTTTTTATTTATAATACGTGTATTTAGTTTTATAGTAAATAATAGTTAAACTTGGATATTAAAAAAATAATTATTCACCAGTTATTTCTTTACATATTTTTTTATGTTCTTGCCAGTGTTTTTTTGAACATTTTGTACTACAATAATAAATAGATCTGCATTTCCCACATTTTAATATTTTTGTACATTTATTATTACAATAAAAACAAGTTTTTCTAATTTCTTTAAATATTGCATTTGGTAATTCAGAATGATAATCTTTCTCACATGCTAGTAAAATTAATTGTTTTTCTTTATCAGTTGCATAATCTATAAAAGTTTTTTGTTCATTATTTTTCCTAGTTAATAATAATGAAAATGTAATATAATAATCTAAAAATAATTTTACATAAATATGTTTTGATATATCACAAGATTGTTTATAAAGTGAATGTAAAGGTGTATCTCCATAACAATCTAATATTACAGCAGGATTACATTTTTTAGTATAACTAAATTCGAATTTAGTTAAATATGATTTAAAATTGAATACACTTTTAGTATCCAAGAAACTATATGCAAAACTATTTATATATTTTTTATATTCAATAATAGCTTTAAAAAATAATTTTATATTATTTGATGAAAATAATAAAGTTTCTGTTCTATGTATTGAAAATAAAAAATTAATTGAATTAAATTTATTGTCTAATATTAAAATAGTAATAAAAGGTAATTTTTTTTTGGTATCATAAGAACATGAAATATTTAACATTTTATGTGCATTTTCTATATCATTCTGTTTTAGGTAAAATAACATTATTTTGAAGTAATATTTCCATTTATTATAATTATCTTGTTCCAGTTCAGGAGGATATGCATCTTCGCCTACTCGATCTGGTATATCCGTATACAATAGAGGATCTTCATATTTTGTATCTAAGTTTAAATTATCTTCTGGAATTGTATTATAAATATCAAAAAATAGAGATTCGTGAATATAATTTCCAAATATATTTAGTAATGTTCCAACAACTTCGATTTTTTCATGATATACGAGTTTTTGAATATATCTAACAATATACGGTCTTAAAAATAATACTTTATTTTGTTCATTTTTAATTAGTTTTTCATCTTCTAGTGTTTCAATGGTAAGATTACATGTTATAATTAATTTTTGTAAAAACCTAAAAAGATCAGAATGTTCTTCATATGTTTTTTCTGGATTGAGATATGTGTTAAATTCAATCAATATAGTATACAATGTTGTCATTGTATTTAATAATAATTAAATAAATCCTCTTGATGAAATTAATATAAATTTATTTCAATTTTTAATTATATTACCGATGGTAGTTTTACCACTTTAAGTTAGGCTAACAATATGATCTAATATAATAGTCTTCATTTATATATATATATATATATAATATAATAAAATGGAAAATGAAAATAACTTAATTAATGGTCCCCACAATGTGGTCAGATTAGAAGGTTTTGTGAATGATACCAAAAAAATTATTTATTTATTTTTTGATATACGTAATGAGAGAACAGAATGTGAAGAAATATTAAGTGAAGATGTTCATAAATATTTGTTAAAAATTTTTGATCAAGCATTATATAAAAACAAGAATATAACATATGATTTTTTTTTAGAAATACCTTTAAAATTATTGGATCGGAAAGTAGGATCAAAAGGAGAATATAGAGGTCAAATGTATTTAACAAAAATTGATAAATTATTTAAAAATTTAAAAGAAAATAAGATTATAAAAAATAAATATGTTAATATTAGAGCACATTTTGTTGATATAAGACAAACATTATCTTTTGGAATGAATTTACAAACTGGTGTAACATGGTTCAATACATTAAAAGAAATTTCAGATTCAATTTGGAAAAAAATGACATATACTGACCAAGATATAAGATTAATTATTTCATTTTTATCTGACTTTGAAAAAATGAATGATTTTATATTAAAATCATTAGAAAATCCTAAAAAAACCAATAAAAAAATAAATCCTGATTTAAATGCTAAAAATTTTTTTTTGCATAGTAAAAAGGATATTCAACAGGAATTAGAAATAATTATGAATATAATTTATAAATTAAAAAATATTTATAAAAATAATAATATAAAAGTTAAAATTAATAAAATTATTAATACTTTTACTAATAATTGTTTAACTTTTAAAAAATATTTAAATAAATTTATGAATTTCTTACAAACATTGCTAGATACATATGATAATTACAGAGATTATCAAAAATTAAAAGAAGAAATTTTTTCAATTAATAATTTTTCTCATCAAATTACTGAATTTTTTACAATTTCTATATATCATAATTTAATTGATTTATATTTACTAAGAAGATTTTTAGATAAAGATTATATAACAAATTCTATATATTACTCAGGAAATTTTCACTCAACCTATATACTTTATAATTTAATTAAAAAATTTGATTTTAAAATTACACATGTTGCTAATACAAATAAATCTGTAAAAGAATTAAATAAAATTGTTTCTAATATGAAAACATTTGATGCAGATATATTATTATCATATTTTTATAATAATGGAATTCAATGTAGTGATATAACAGATTTCCCACCATTACTAACATAATTAAAATTGAAATAATATAAAGTTAACCCTAAGATATTAATTTAATATATTATGATGAGTGAAATTAAAAATAAATTAGAAAAAAATGGATATGTAATAATTAAAGATATTCTAAATAAAGATGAAATTGATTTATACAAAGATGAATTTTTTAAATGGAAGAAATCTATAGATAATATAGACGAATTTAATACAAAAATAAATCCACACTATATTTTTAAGTATCATCAAATTGGACATCAGCGACATGCATGGTTAATTAGAATAAATAAAAAAATACAAAAGATTTTTAAACAATTATGGGATTGTAATGATCTAGTTGTTTCTTTTGATGGATGTTGTTATATGCCCAAATATATAAAAAGTAAAGATAATTATTGGACACATACAGATCAAAGTAAAAAAAAAAAAGGTTTACATTGTTATCAAAGTTTTGTTTCACTAACAAGTAATAAAGAAAAAACTTTAGTTGTATATAAAGGTAGTCATAAATTACATGAAAAATATTTTGAGGAAATGAAAATTACGGAAAATAAAGATTGGAATGTAATAAATGAAAATTATATAAATAAAATACAAGATAAAAAGAAAATATTAAAAGTACCCGCAGGGTCACTTGTTATTTGGGATTCTAGAACATTTCATCAGAATCAATATGGTAATAAAAATACAGAAGAAAGATTAGTTCAGTATTTATCTTATTTACCTAAAAATAATAGATTAAATACACCATCTATGCAAAATAAAAGACAAAAATACTTTGATGAAAAGAGAACAACTTCTCATTGGGCATATCCGATTCATGTTAATAGTTTACAACCAAGAAATTATGGAAATGATTCTTTAAAAATTGATTATAATGATTTACCAGAAATTAAACTTGATGATATTCAAGAAGAAATAAATAAATTATTGTAATATATATAAATTATAGTTATGTAAAATATATTATGATCATCATATACTTTATTCTTTTTTTATATATTATAAAAATGTTTCATAAAATTGGTGAAATAATATTAAAAATTGGTCATTAAAATTATTTTTATCTTTTTTTCAAATTATATTTATTAAAAGTACTCTTTAATTATAATATTAAAATTTCAAATATTACTAAAAAAATTGAAAATTATAAATTTTACGTATGTTAATTTAATAATAAATATAATTTACATATATTAATTTTAAATATTGTAAAAAAAAATTTTAAATATATTAAAGTTTTAAAATATGACTAACATACCACCTGTCGAATTTTTTAATGAAATAATGAATTATATTAATAGATTGGATAGAGAAGGAATACATATACCCAGTCCGAATATATTATATAGAGAAGGGGATGGACAAAATTTAAGAATAGAATTCGTGCCAGTTAGGCAAAATACAAATTATTATTTATATGCAAATGAAGAATTTAAAACTGAAATTAGAGAGAATGGAGAATTGATTAAATTTTATAATAGTTCTTGTATTAATTTATTTCCTCATGATTCAGATTTTGTAGGAAGATTTACTCCACAGTATGTAAATTATACAAAAAATTATATTAAAGAAAACTATGAAGACATTATTAAAAGTATATGTATCGAATATATACATTTTTTAGATAATATTTTTATCCCAATTATTAATAGTTTATATGAAAAAAATAAAAATGAAAAAAATACACATGTGAGACTAATATTGAATAAATACATTAAATCTATCGAGTCAGAATCAATTCCTACATGTAATAATAGCTGTACTATTTGTATGGATGATATTAATGGAGTGGGATGCAGTGAATATATAAAATTACCATGTGATCATTCATTTCATTATAAATGTTTATATGATTGGGCAATGTGTTCATCAACAATAACATGCCCAGTATGTAGAAAAAAAATTGAATAATTAAATCTTTACCAGTCCAAATAATATTTATTTATTATTATTTGATATAAAATATCAATTAAAAGCCCTATGAATTCCGCTAATAGGGCTTTGGGATTTTTTAATAATACAAATACTGAATTTAAAACTGCTATAGGAGATGATCTTGAGAAACAAAAATTTTTTGCTATTGTTTCTTATAAATTTTTGGGCAATGATCACAATTTTAATGGAAATTTTAATGAATACCACATTAATTTTCTGAATAATATCTTTGAAAATCAACAATCTGAATTATTAAATAATATTAGTAATCCAAAAACTATTAATTTTATTAATAATATATTTATTCCTACAATTAAAATTATTTATGAAAAAATAAATAATATTAATAAAATTAATGTTAAAGAAATTGTTGAAAAATATTCAGTTCATACCTGTAAATTACAAAATACATGTGGCAAATCAGTTTCATATTGTAACAATTGTACAATTTGTCTTGACCCAATCTGTACAAGTGAATGTAGTAGTGAATGTATAAAGTCTTCTGAAAGAACATTCTTGCAAATTGATCAGTTAAACCACCATATTTGTGCTAAACAAGTTGAACAACTAATTGAAGAAGATAAAGACATGGTTGATTGTGGGGCTGGAGAATATAAAGAAGATGATGAATTAACTGGAAAATCCAAATCATTTATGTGTGATGAATGTCCAAAAGAAGAATCTACAGAAAAATATATACATTTGCCATGTGGTCATTTTTTTCATACAGAATGCTTTAAAAAATGGATTTCATATTCAAATAAATGCCCAATGTGTAAAATTACTCTCAAATAAAATTATTCTTACATTATTATATGAATAATTATAATTTATATTTACTAGTTAATACTTGTAATTATAGATCTTATATTGGAATAACAACAAATATTAAAAGGAGATTAAGACAACATAATGGCTTAATAAAAGGAGGTGCAAAATACACTAGAAATTTTAAAGGAAATGGAGAGTGGAAATATTATTTATTTATATCAGGATATACAAAAAGTGAATGTTTATCATTTGAAAGAAATGTAAAAAATGTTAAAAAAAGGACAAAAAGTGATCCTATTGAAAACAGGGTTCATATTATAAATGAATTATACAAGAAATATCCTCATGGAAAAATTGAAAATTGTATATCTTTGGATACTCCGTTATAAAAAAAGGATTATGTTTCAGGGTAATTCGTAAAATGATGACACCACCTGGTTCCCCTGGTTCCCCTAGTTCCGCCGGCTTCACTATCTCTATGCCTGGAGACTTCTTTCCGGATTCTCCCACAAGCAGTACCTTGTGCCCAAAAACCCCCCACAGACCTGATAAGTCGAAAAAGGTGACTCCGGACAAGGCCTGGGAAGAGCACGGGGAATACATTGTACGTCAGATTGCCCCTCAATTTGGCTTTACGGGTGAATCATACACATGGGAGACGATTCGTGAGTATGACTTTTATAAGTTTGTCATGACGCATTGCGTTAAGCTTGTAATTTCCGAGGGTGGTATGCAGCGGAAGCTTTTTTTGAAGATCGGTAAGTGGGATTCCCGATTCCGTTCTTTGAAGAAGGAGGGAGAGATTGCAAGCTTGCTCACAGACACAAAGACATTCAAGACACCAACCTGTCATTCATTTTTCGAGCTACAGATTGAGAATTGTAATAACATTGGTGTAATTGTCTATGAATACATGGACGACTTTGAGGTCTGTGTCGACCCCACTGAGAAGGATCGTGAGAGTCTTCAGAACTCTTTCCTAGAGTTGGAGGACCTTGGTATTGTTCGAATGGACATCATTAACAACACTAAGGTAACACCATCTGGTGAAATCATTCACTTTGATTTTGAGAATGACTACTACCTTCCCAGGACCACACATGCAATCGTTTACAAGAAGAATACTATGGAGGAGTTTATCTCTTTTCTGTTGTATAATTTTGTGAATGGGATCAAGATCCCAACGCCAGATCTGTAAGAGATCCACATACACATTCATTTTTTTATTCACACATGCACATACATTCATGCACATACAATAATATTTTATGTTAAATTAATTAATTCTTCTATTTTAGAATAAATTTTGTTAAAATCTTTATTGTTAACTTTTTTTAATAACTCTTCTATTTTTTTAATATCTTTATTATTAATATTTTCGACTTCATTATTAGAACAATCTTTTAAAATATTTCTTGTATTTTGCGGTATATGTCTCTTATTATATAATAAGATTTTTAAATCTTCTTTAATTAAATTAATAGTATTATCGCTTTCTTTTTTTTCTAAAAATTTTCTAAATTTACTTATTACTTTATCAGGTAAATCTAAAATTATTTCATCAAATTTATCTTCTAATTCATCTATTTTGTAATTAATTATATCATCTAATATTTTATCACTATTTCTAATCTCCCATTCATTTCCTGTATATATTAAAACATATTTCTCTTTTATATTTGGTATATAAATATTATGATAGGCTGGGTGATTTTTATTAAAATGACATTGTTCAATTAATTTAGGAATACATTTATATCCACTATTTAATATTGATTTATACATTGAATCGGATAATGAAATTTTATCTTTTTCATTATATGGTAAAATGAATATATTATTATTAATAATATTATTATAATTATTAGCATTAATATAATTAACATTATTGATACTATTGTTATTTACTGTACTTTTAATATTTTTAATATCTAATTTTGGATAATTATTACATTTTTTTTGATGTCTAGAACATGATGATTTGTGACTGAATTCTTTTCCACAAACATTACACTTATATAATTTTTCTAAATTACAAGGAATTTTTCTATTTATATGTGATATATAATGGTTTTTTTGATTAAATTCTTTATTACATTTTTCACATTTATATTTTTTATTACATGGATTTTTTCTATTTACATGATTTGTATAGTTTATTTTTTGTTTAAATTCTTTATTACATTTTTCACATTTATATGAAACCATAATCTATTATATCTATATATTTATATTTAATTTAATTAATTTTTAACTAGAATGCTAATTTTTAATTAATTTTTACCTAAAATGCTAATATATAAAAAATTGATTTTTATATTTATTAATGTTTTTTTTTTAGAATAGATTAAAATAAAACTTTAAATTGAGTAAATAAACTGTTAATAAATATATTTTAAATGCCTAATAAAGAATCTAAATCTTCTGATAGTATTATTGGTAGTTGGTCAACATTTGGAATAATTTTATGTTGGATTGTAATTTCAAATTATCCTAAAGAAGATGCAATTAAAGATGGATTAGAATATGATTATAATTATGATTATATAAAACTTATCAATTCAGGAATAATGTTAGGAATTGTAATTTTATCATGGATTGGTATATGTATAACTATTAATAAAAATAACAAGTGTATTCATAATTTTTTAATGTCATTACCAATTGCTATATTTGCAATTATAATTTGCGTAGATCTTACTTTTATGTATATTATAATTTATCACGATAAATCAATTACAAAAGCTAAATTGCAATCAGAGGATAATTGGAAACCTATTATGATGCGTGTTATAAATATTATTTTCATGATTGGAGATTTTATTATTACTTTTTTAATTGGATGCGGGTGTCTTACTCTTCCTTGTATGATTAAGAATGAGTGTTGTAATTCTAATAATGATAATATTGATATTGTATATACTCCAAATAAAAATACAAACCCAAATATTAATCCACCAGATGTAAATAATAGAAATTATTATAAATCTAGTGCTTAAAAACTATAATTAATTAAATTATAAAAATAATAATATTTAAATAATGTTAAAATAGTATATAAAATATAATATAATATTTTATTTTATTAAATGCGTATATTATTAATACCTTTCTTTAATGCTAAATCTAAATACGTAAATGTTTATAAAAATATGTATAAAAAAATGTATAAAAAAAGTAAGATTGATGTAGTTAATTATAGTTTATTTAATGCTATAAATTTTACAGGATGGAATAGAATAAAAGATGGTTGTTATAATAAATATTTAAATTATAACTCCTATGATTTAATACATACATTTTCAGGTGGAAATTTTGTTTTACATAATTTGATTAATAATAATAATTCATTAATTTTAAATAGTAATAAAATAATATTCGACAGTAGTCCTTTTTTTGCTACCTCGAAACAAACTTCAAAGTATATTTGTAATACACTTAATATTAATAATAATTTTATTGACTCTAATTTACAATCTTTAATTTCTACTTATTGGTCTTTAGAAAAATATGATAAAGAATATGAAGTAGATATGTATAATAATTGGTTAAATGCAACTAGAAATTCATTATGTTTATTACCAGAAAATGATCCTCTATTAGAATATAAGGATATTGAATTATGGAGTGATAAAACAAATAGTGAAATAGTATATTTTAATGATTCAAATCATGTTCAATTATATAGAAAACATCCTGAAAAATATATGCAAAATATTATTGATTATTATAATAAAAAATGAAATAATAATGTCTACACTTTAGTGAAAATAGTAAAATTAAAATAAATAATATGTTAAAAATATTACCAAGTAATAATATTTCAGAATGTATAATATGTATGAATGAAAATAAAAGTACTATAAATCATTCATGTAATCAATGTAAAAGAAAATGGAAAATATGTATTGATTGTAATAAAAAACTAAAAATCTGCCCTGTATGTAAGAATAAAAATTATAATATCAAAACTGAAAAAAATATTAATAAAAATATCATATGTTATAATTATAACAACAATATATTAAAAAAATTAATATATACAATTTTGTATATATTAAAATATGTATTTTACTTTTTTGCTATTGTTTATATAGGTAAAACTTATATATACTTATATTGTTCAAGTACATGTAAAGATATTAATGATTTATCAAAATGTACATGTGGGAAATATGCTTATAGAGACAATTATTGGGGAAGATTTGATAAATGTATATTAGAGATTTTATGCTGTATAATTGTAAATGGTATATTATTTGGGTGTTGTTGTGCTAGAAATTAATTTTTATTAAAAAAATTTGAAAATTCAAATTTATTAGATATTATATACTCTAAAAATGATTATAAAAACAATATAACACTGGAGTACGATAATCTAACTGTCCTAGTACAGTGTAATATCGAATGTCCAAGTGGCAGAAAGTGACAACGATCAATCTTCTGACTGGAAAAGTGGAAAAAGTTGAGTTCGTCTCAGTGCAGTCCAGGCAGCCGGTCAGACAGCAGCAGCTCAGACAGCAGCAGCAACCCAGACAACAGCAGCAACTCATACAGTTGTCGAGTCTTCCGGCAGGGTGCTCCACTGCCGAGAGGAGACCGTTTTTCGCAACGGTTGATGCATGGGGAGGAGATGCCAGTGGGAATCAAACAGTCAAGGTTCGCTGCATCTGCACCTACAGTCGTAACGGTCAGCACATGATGGTGGGTGACCATCTCTGGTTGACTGGTGAAGATGCGAGGATGATTGCATCTGTACGCCATACCAACGATGGACAACCGGTAAAGCTTGAGGAGTACGGTGCGAGCTTCCGACCAAAACGTGGAATGAAAATGTTCCTACTAGCACGATGTAAGATGTATGCAGGAGAGACAAAGGCCACGCTTTTTGACATCGAGAAGGTCAACCCAATGGTGTATGATCGAGAAGGGAATCAGGCACCCTACTGGTGTGATGGGATGCCAAAAAACACTACCAGTCCGATGTGGCACAATGGATGGTAGGTAGATTTGTTTAGTTGAAAAAAATAGAAAAAAAATTAAATATATGATTATATTGTAATTTTCGTTAGGCCAATAAGTATTCTACTTATTGGATACTTTGGCGGTATACAATATAACCTATGGTTAGCCGGTTAGTAAATAATTTTAATTTAAATAGAAAAAAAATTGAATAATAATCTATTTTTTATAACCATGTTACAATAAATTAGTACAATATCATTAGTTCTTGCATTTAAGACGCATCTTCATGGCCTTTCAAGAATTCCTTGGTCGACACGACTTTACTGTGGAACAACGCGCTACCCTTTCAACCTTGCTTGAAAACCCAACAGTTGCCTGCATCTTTTCTGATTCACCACTTGGAGACGAGTTGTGGTTGGGAGGACCCTCAAATGATGTAGATACTCTTGCGGCACGGAAGGCAGTAACATGGCTCACCATAGAGCAGAAGGCAGAGTTTCACAAAATCTTGGTAGACCTCGTAATTACCTCCCGGGTATCGAAAAAAGAATGAAAACCGTGTAATGCACTGAACTCCATTCGAATGTTGTTAAGACCAATGGATAGGAGTATGGTATACTTTGTTTTGTTTAAAAAAAAATAAAAATAAAAAAATAAAAATTGAAAATTATAAATTCTTAATCCCATAATTCTTAGATAATATTCAATTTATAACTTTTAAAAATGGCTGAAGGTGAAGGAGCTACGAAGTATTTTTTCAAAAGTCATAATCCTTTTGGAAACCAGTATGATTTTTATCCCAACAGATTAAACCCAATAATTCAATCTGAACTAGAAAAAAAACAGGAAGGTAATTATTTATCTCATACTACAGATGCCAACAAATTAGTTCGATCTATAAGTCAATCAGAATTAACATGTAATTTGCCAGATTTTTTTGAAGCTAAGATTGGATGGTTTGAAGGAGAAAATAATTCCGGAAATAGTGTATTTGTAGGTATCCAAATGACACCAAGAGGCGGATATAGAAATATTTATAAAATTACTTACCAGGAAGGAGAAACACAATACTTATGTCCTGTCAGGAAGCAACTAATTGATATTCCTGAATTTATTTTACATAAAGATACACATATGCAAAAAAGACATGTATTCTGGTCTATTTCACCAATACATTATGGAAATAAACTTGAACAAATTCGCAGAATACCTAATAATTTATGGACTCCTTATAAAAAAGAAGATTCTGAAATTATTCTAGATGCTATCTCACAAGGAAATGATTCATGTGAAATAAGTATTGGAATAATTAATATAACAATTCAATTAAAAAATGATGATATTCCTTCTGGATTCGGATACCAAGTTATTAATTCACGAAAACATTTCGTGAAAGTAATAGATACAACACAACAAGAATATGATAATCATATGCAAAAACAATTAGAAGAAAATACTAAAATTCTTGAAGGAGCTGTTGGTGATACTACAACATGTTCAATTTGTCAAGAAGATTTGATAAATAGTAAATGTGTCAAACTAGGATGTGGGCATGCATTTCATGGATTATGTATTCAATATTGGGTCTCACATAGTGGAGAACAAAAATGTCCAATCTGTAAACAATCTACATGTATGGGAGGAGATGAATCGGTATCTATATATAGTGGACGATAATTATTTATCTACAAGTTTATGATATTGAAAGCCAAAAAATAAACCTATTAATGCTCCAATTATTGTTTGTAATAGAGTATGACATCCATTAATATCAGCTGATAAAATATTATTACCTAATCTTGAATACATAACTGTGCATAATAATACTATATTTGCAATAAAAACTAACTTATTTTTTTTTATAATTTCTAATATATTTTTATTTTTATTATTTTTGTATAACTTTCTATATAAAATAAATCCAACAAGGAAACCTATACTTTGTGAATGACCTGAAGGCATACCAATATTTGTATATGATTTTGTAGCTCCACACCTTATAAAGTCTCCGCATTGTATTGCATTTTTTGGTCTAAAAGTAGAAGGATAATTGGATAAATATTTTTTAGAAAAATCCTTAAAATATCCATTTGAAATTATATTCAAAACATATCCAATAAAGAATAAAAACCATATTTTTTCTTGAAATACAATAGAGATTATTAAAGGAATAAATAAAACCAACATTGGGGTCATTCTTAATATTTCTATAAATGAACTAAATGAATAATTTATTAAACTCATAATTATATACTATTTATATATAATTATATTTTTGATTAATGATATATTCCAGAATAAATATTAAAAAATCATATAATTTCTTCTATTAGAAGGACATAAATTTTTCATCCTTTTAATTTCTTTTTGTTGTCTTTTTAAAATAATATATACAGATTTACTTATATTTTTAGGTTTTTTTTTTCTAGTTTTAAATTTATATTTACATGATGGACAAGATATTATATTTATCATTATAATATTAAAAATTATAATAATAAATTACAATTTTTCTAGTAAATGTTCATAATATTCTATAGCATCATTAGTTTTTCCTTTGTATATAATGTATGAATTATGAATTATTATTGTTTCATCTGTTAAATGATTAATGGTATTAAAATTGTGAGAAACGACAAATAATATACAACCTGTAAGATTATATATTTGATTAATAACATTAAAACATAAATTTGAATACTTAATATCTAGAGTTGATTCAAATTCATCAAGTATTAAAGTTTTAATTGTTTCAGGACAATATAAAGTTTTTGCAAAAATTCTTGCAATAGATAAAAGTTGTTTTTCTCCAGAACTTAGAGAATTAATATTGCTTTTACATAAATGATTAATTTTTAAGGTTTGAACACTTTTTTTTACATAAAAAGGAAATTTCATAATATCAGTCTCTTCATAATATTTTGATGATATTTTATTATCACAGGCATATAATATATTATATAAAACAGATCCATTCATAAAACATGGATTTTGTTCACAAAATAATATATTTTTTGATTTAGGAATTTTAATCTTATCACAAGTGTATTCAAATTTAAATCCAGATATAATTTTTAATAAAGATGATTTCCCAGAACCATTTTTCCCAATTATACCTATTCTTTTTGAATAATCAATATTCAAATTAATATTAGATAAAATATAATTGTTATTAATTTTAAAATTTAAATTTTTAACTAATATATTTTCATCAAAGCATATACTTTCATATATAAATTTATTAATTTCATTTTCATACCAATTATAAATAATTTTAATATTAGGTATATTATTAAAAATTTGTGAGTATTTTATATAAATATTTTTAAAATATTGTAAATCATTCAAGCCATTTTTAATTTCAGATATATAAAAAGATAAAATTAATATGGTACTAGTTGTAAAAGATTTATCATAAAATAACCATAAAGAAAAATAATTTAATATATTTCTTAAACATCCATTTAAGCATCCATTAAAATTATCAACTTTATCAAAATAATCACTATTAATATTTAGTTTATTTATTAAAAAATCTTCACGCTCTCTTTCATGATTATATTGGTTATATAATCTAATAGTATCATGATTTTTAATACCAGTTGTTCGTAATAAAACTATTTTTCTTTTAATATTATTGATTATTTTTGAATATACATTTTCAATATTATCTAATTTTTTTCTAATTATTTGTTTATTTAAAAGATCTAATAATATAATTAATGAGACTACTTTATATCCATTTTTATAATTAATACAATAATAACTACCAATAAATAAAGATAACAATCCAGGTATAAAATCAACAAAAATTCTAAAAATTAATTGAAAATTATGATCTCGTATTTCTGTTAAAATTAATGAATTTTCTTCTATTTTTAATAATTCAGGATTTTTTATCCAATAATAATAATAGTATTTTTGAATTTCATTTGTTATAATTCTACTACATTTATTTGATTGTATATGTCTATTATATGCAAATATATATCGAATAATTAAAATAATAAAAGTATATATTAAATTACCATTACTGTTAAATAAAGATTCTAAAGAAAATGGTAAGAAAATTGTTTTTAATAATCTTTCAGAAATAGTTAAAAATAATGCTTTATAAAAATGAATATTTCTAAGTAGTAATTTTATGTAAACATTATTTAACATATAATATTTTATAAAATATATTATATATATAATTAAAATTCTATATAATAAATACACAGTATATTTATTTATTTTTATAATTCTTCATATATTGATTATATATATATAAGAAATACTTAATCCAGTTATAATTCCGTATATATAATATTTTATATTATCCCTACTAAAACAATACTCTAAACAAGGACCAGAACATTTTGTCATTTATATAATATAAGATTTTTTTTTTTATATAATTATATATATAATGAAATTATCAGAAGATCCAAATATGAATCTATTATTATGTTCTATGGTTATGGGTATTTTAGTAAACTTAGTAGTACCTTATCTTGCTACACTTGTAGCTAGTGAGAAACAAAAAGATCATCATCATAAACCAGATGGTATTGTTGACGAGGCTATGACAATGCTTGTTCATCATGCAAATACTCCAGTTTCAAGTAGTATTGTAGTTGCTATTGTAGTAGGTGCTGCAGTATATCTTGCTCAAAATTATTGTATGTAAATTAAATTAATTTAATATATATAAATATATATATATATTAAATATTTTTATTTAAAATATAAAATTTTCTTCTTTTTTAGCCCAGCTAAATTTATCAATTAATATAGAAGAATAAACTTTATTATCTGAAATATTAAATTTTTTAATAAATGAAAATACTATTCGAGGATCAATATAATTTGCTTTGCTTGTTTCTAATGAAATATTTTTTAAATCTTTTTTTAAATCTTTTTTAATTTTATAAGCCTCTATTTTATCTTGTAATTTTTTTATTCTTTCTTTATTTTTATTTTTCATAGCTTTTGCTTTTCTTAATTGAGATTGTAATTTTTTAATATATTTTACTATTTTTTCAAGTTGATCTTTATAACCTTTTGAAACATTTTTTTGGTGATTCATAACTTTAGCTACTTTAATATTTGCTTTTTTAAATTCATCTAAAATTATATTAATATTAATATCATTTTCATTTTCTAAATATTTATTTTCTATTTTTCTTAATTCTTTTTCGAATAATTTTGAAGCATTAAATGTTCTAAATACTTTGGCAGTTAGATCTTTCATAAATTGTTGTAAATATTTATTAATATCATTTGACGTAATTAGATGAAATAATTCTTCATCTTTTCCTTTATTTCTAGAAAATTCTGTAATATTATCATAAATTATATTATCAATATTAATAGTATTTTGATATCTAATTGAATCTTTTCCTAAAAAATCTAAAGTCAATTTATTATTTTCACCTAATATAATATTTTTTATTTTTAAAGATGAAACTCCTACTGTATCAGCTTCATCTTTTGTTTTTTCATTGCCAACACGTAGTGCTAATTTATCAATAAAAAACATTGCAGTAGCAATTTGCTTTAATTTTAAATCAGTACTTTGAAGATTAATATCATTTTCTTTGTGTATTTTTTTTATTTTTTTTTTTAATTTTCGTGCAAGATCAAACTTTTTAATATCACTTTCAGATTTGAAATTAGAATTTGATGCAAGCCATACATATTTAGATTTACCAGTAATTGTATCTTTCCATGTAGCTAACCATTCTACATTTTTGTCATGTATTATTTTTTTCCATTTTTCTCCTGTTTTTAATAAAGGTATTGGTTCATTCTTTCCTATATTAATAATAACATCATTTTGGGTTATTCTTTTTTTTATTTTTCCTAAATTAGGGTTTTTACCTCTTCCTATAAAAATCCCAGGAGGTTCTATTTTATAATTCCCAACTTTTTGTACTTTTCCATCTAAAATAGCAACTTTATATTTTTCTTCATTTTCGTCTTGTATTTTTTTTAATCTTTCTTTTTCATCCTTAGGCATATTTTTAATTTTTTCTTTATATTCTTCAATATGTTTTATGAATAAAGAAAAATCACATTCATCTAATGATTTTATAAAATGATTTTTACCTATAATTTTTTTTAAATCTTTCCAAAAATTTTTATTGAAAGTACTATTTTTTGTATATTCTGTTCCAATATATTTTGCATACAAAAACATAATTTCTTCAATATGACTATCAAGAATTATTTTTTCACCATTATAAATTATTGGAACAAATTTTTGAATATAATCTGTTGGGAATAATACACCATTATGTGATAAAGTTATCCATTTCACTCCTCCTTTTTTATTTATAGATTTTTTATTATTCATTATATGTTATAAAACTAAATAATTTTTTTTATTTATATATTTTTTTTTATTTTTAGTCATATAAATATTAACTAGTATACATAATATATTATTACTAAATGCTGAATATTATATCATGGAATACATTTTTAGCTCCATTAATGTATAAAAGAGAATCTAGAATAAAAAAAATTTTAGACAAGATAAAAATTATATCTGAAAATACAGATATATTACTATTTCAAGAATTAAATTCATTTAAATCTGGATTTTTTACATATTATTTATATAAACTTTTATTATTACTCAAAATAGATATTATTTGTCCTAAATTTATAACAATTTTTGAATTACTAATGATAATAGAAGGATATATAATACCATATAAAAATATTGATTATAATCAAAAAATAATAGAATATTGTAAAAATTTAAATTATAGATATTATCATAAAAGCAATTATTCAAAAAAATTTATTAACAGTGGATTATTAATATGTAGTAAATATAAAATATATTCAAAATATGATTATGAATTGAGTGGTGATTTTTTACATACACCGGGAATTATAGGTATAAAAATAAAAGTTAGAAATAAATTTATTAATATTTTTAATTTACATTTATGTCCAACATTAGATAATATATCTTTTTCATATAAATTAGTAAATTTTATTAATTATATTAACAATAATTTAACTAGAGATAATAGAAATAAATCTATACTTAAAATAAAAAAAATACTCGATGAACAAGAAATTCCATATATAATTGGAGGAGATTTTAATATTAATTTACCTTGTAAAGAAATAAAAAAGTATTTAAAATTATTAAATACTAATTTAATAAAACTTAAATCAGATATTAATTATACACATATTGAATCAAATAATAAATTAAAAAAATTAATTGATTTTTTTATTATTGATAATAATATTAAAAATAAAATTTTTATAAAAGATATTTTATGTAATTTATTATTAAATACTAATGCTGACGATTATAATAAAATGATTAATATCAACGGATCTGATCATTACCCAATAAAATTAAATATAACTTAGGTAAGAATTATAGAAGTTACAACTGGTAAATATGTACCAATCCGTAGTGCATTTAATTGTTCATATTTTAATATATGTAAATAAAATGTAAATTTAAATACTATCCAACATATCCAAAACTGAAAAATTAATGATATCCATAATATAGATTTAGATGATTTATCATACATTGTACTATCTTGATCATATAAATTATTATAAATATAATATAATTGTACTATTCTTAATGATATAATTCCTAAATTATAAAAACAATATAGAAATGAATAATTAAATTTATATGTTTTCGCTCCAAAGTATCCAAATATAGGTAATAACATGACAATAAATAATATTGGATTATACAGACCAATCATAAAACAAAAACACGAATCAATAAATGATAACATTTTAACTGTTTTGCCATATCTCCAACATTTTTGTAATTTTGTATCTTCAGGAGGAATTTCTATAAATCTAGTATCAGATAATGAATTATAATTATAATTACAAGTCATAGGATTATTTATATTTTCATTTACTACTGTAGCTGTCGGTATATTTTCCTGATTATTTGACATATATTACTTTATATAAAATTATCTTTAACTAATTTTCAAATTAACTATAATATTTATATATGTATATTACATATAAAAAATATATAAAATGTCAAAATATACTTGTGATAAATGTAGTAAATGTTTTGATAGAAAAAGTAATTATATCAATCATATAACAAGAAAAAATTCTTGTATAGTTACTCAAAAATATAAATGTAAATATTGTAATAAAAATTATAAATTTAAATCAGGTTTATCAAGACATGAAAAAAATTGTGAAATAAAAAATAATATAATATCCACAAAAAAAACAATAATTATTAATAATAATGTGACAAATTACAATACTATAAATTCAAATAATACTATAAATTCAAATAATACAATTAATAACATATACGTATTACCATATAATATTAAAGAAAAAATAAAATTATCTAATGAATCATATTTAAAAATTTTAAATAGTGGGTATAAATGCATTCCAAAATTAATTGAAGAAAGTCATTTTAATGAAAATTATTCTAAATATCATAATATTTATATTCCTAATATTAAAGAAAAATATGTATTAGTATATACTGGAAATGAATGGGAAATAAGAAACAGTGATGAAGTATTAGATGAAATTGTTAATTATAAGATTGATGAATTAGAAGAAAAATTTGATAATATTATAAATGATTTATCAGATAAGGTCATAAATAAATTTAGAAAATTTTTAGATAAAAAAGAAACAGATTACACTATTAATTTAATCAAAGAAGATTTAAAAATGTTATTATATAATAAAAGACATATACCATTAAATACAAGAAAAAATTTAAAAAATAATTCAAATGAAGAATCATTTATTACAGATTTAATAGTAGATTTAGATAAAAATAAATTAAATAGATTGTACAAAAGATTATTTGAAATGAAATTAGAAAATAAATTATAATTTATAAGATTTTAATTCTAATAGAGATCTAATTGCTAATAATTCAGCTTTATTAAGATTAGATCTTAGATTATTTTTTTTTAAAAACTTTTGAGCATGAGATCTTATTTGAGACTTTGTTTTAAAATTATGTAAATTCTTAAATAATGACCATTTATTTCCATATTTAATAAATTCTAACAAAAAAATATGATGTTCATTTGCTGTCCAATGTTTTATTTTATTTGCTTTCATAATAGTTATATATATTATTATAACTTTAATATATATATATATATATTAAAAATCAATTATAAAATTATTTTAAAATCAAATTTTTACTTAATGCATAATTCATTGTAACGCGATCTGCAAAATAAATTGCATTTATTGAATTCAATAGAACATGAGTTAATAATAAATATTTTGACACATGATATTTACCTACTATATAACAACAATAAACAAAAGGAACTATGCTTAAAATTCCTGGTAATCTAATCCACATATTTAAAAATCTATTAATTTGTTTTTCTTTAATTTTAGAAATCCATCGTTGTTTCACAGCAAAAAGTAAATAATAATCAATTCCTCCAGGTAATCCACAAATGAATAAACATATCCAATTAATTATTGGACCGTATCTAAAAGGAAAAATAATACAGCATGAAAAAATATTACTTACAAAATGATGTACCCAATCTATAATTGTTAATTTTTTATAATATTTAATACAATGAAATAAATGTAATCCTACTGTTAAAGATAATGGTATATCTGAATATGATGATTCTAAACCTGATAAAGGATCTTTTAAAAAATTAATACAATCAGGTATAACAAGATATGTTATTAGAGTATTAATTAATGCATGAATTAAATACCATTTACTACTAGAATTACTTACGAATATATTTATTAATTTTTCTAAGAAAAAACATAATGTAATTGTACCATAAATATATAATGAAATATTGTTAAATAAAAACATTCTAAATAAGATTATATACTTTAAAATATATACA